GATTCGAGTGTCTCTTTTGGAAGTTATGGAAAAGCTTTCCAAGAAAAAATTGTTCAAGGGCTGTTGACAGATCGCCTTTGGGCAGAACAGATGTCTGAAGTTATTAATGTTGATTTTTTCGACTTGAAATATCTTAAGTTTTTAGCTGACAGATACTTTCGATATCACACAAAGTACAAAGATTTTCCAACTCTTCAACTGCTTGTATCGATAATAAGAGACGATTTAAAAACAGGTAATGACACTGTTTTAAGAGACCAGATAATTGAATATCTTCAGCGAATCCGCCACAATCCTGACATGGGCGATCTTGAATACGTCAAGGATAAGGCGCTTGATTTTTGCAGAAAGCAAGCTTTTAGAGGTGCACTCGAGCAAGCTGTTGACCTCATTCAAACTGACAAGTTCGACTCAGTGATGGATCTCATGAGAAATGCACTATCAGTGGGGACCACACCTTCTATTGGGCACGACTTGTTTGAAGATATGGAAGCCCGGTTCGTTACTGTGAGTCGCCACCCGGTACCCACAGGTATGGAATCTCTCGACCAAAAAGGCATACTTAACGGAGGTTTAGGCAGAGGCGAAATCGGTGTTGTAGCTGCACCAACTGGAGTCGGCAAGTCTCACATGCTGGTTAATTTAGGTGCAGCAGCTGTCAAAAGAGGGAAAAACGTAATTCATTATACGTTTGAGTTGACAGAAAACGCAACAGGCCTCAGGTATGATTCAAATATCTGTATGATTCCATCAAATGAGGTTCCGGAGCGCTCTGATGAAGTAAGAGGTGCATATGCAGAAATGGAAGGCCTAGGCAGGCTAATAATTAAAGAGTACCCAACAGGAGCAGCAACTGTTCAAACTCTCCGATCACATATTGAAAAGCTTTCTCTAAAAGGATTTATTCCTGATCTTCTTGTAATTGACTATGCAGATATTATGAGATCATCACGCCAGTATGAGTCAATGCGTCATGAACTTAAAAAAGTATACGAAGACCTTAGAAATCTTGCGATGGAAAAGCAGATTCCAATCTGGACAGCATCTCAAAGTAATAGAGAGAGTGCTTCTTCTGATATCGTAGGCTTAGAGAACATGTCTGAGTCTTATGGTAAGGCACAGGTTGCAGATGTTGTAATTTCTATCTCAAGAAAGCCAACAGAGAAAGCGTCAGGATTAGGTCGTATTTTTATTGCTAAGAATAGAGCAGGCCGCGACGGAATCTTGTTTCCAGTTAAATTAAATACAGCAATGTCAATGTTCTCGGTTATCGAAAATGCTGACGAGATGACGCTCGAAGAAGCAAAAGACAAGAATGAAACTGACATAAAAAAGGTTTTGCAAAAAAAATGGAAACAAGTTAGCAAAAGAGAAAACAAAGCTGAAGAAAAGTAATATTATAAAAAACCTATAATAAACAGGAATGAAAATGACAAATTATAACGAGGTATTTGAGAAGTCTTTACAATATTTTGGCGGTGATGAACTTGCTGCCTCCGTCTTTGCCACGAAGTACGCACTCCAGGATGAGCAAGGAAATTATCTTGAAACAGATCCAGACCAGATGCATAGAAGGATCGCAAAGGAATTTGCTAGAATAGAAGCAAAGTATCCTAACCCTATGTGCGAAGATGAGATCTATGATCTTCTTAAAAATTTCAAGTATGTGGTCCCACAAGGTTCTCCTATGTCTGGAATCGGAAACACACACCAGATACAGTCACTGTCCAATTGCTTTGTAGTGGATTCTCCGCAAGATTCCTACGGAGGTATTTTAAAGACAGATCAGGAGCAGGTTCAGATTATGAAGCGTCGTGGAGGTGTTGGTTTTGACATATCTACCATTCGCCCTAAAGGCCTAAGAACATCTAACGCAGCTAAGACAACCGACGGTATCGGAGTTTTCATGGAGCGGTTTTCTAACTCCTGTCGCGAAGTTGCTCAAGGTGGTCGAAGAGGCGCACTCATGCTTACAATCTCAATCCATCACCCAGACATTGAGACCTTTATTAATATTAAGCGAGACCTATCAAAGGTAACGGGAGCCAATATCTCAGTTAGGCTGTCTGATGAGTTCATGAAAGCTGTTGAAAACAATGAGGATTATGAGCTTCGCTTCCCTGTTGATGCAACAGGTGATGAGAAAACTGTAACTACAACGACTTCTGCGACTGAGATATGGAATCAGATCATTGAGTCTGCGCATGGATCTGCTGAGCCAGGTCTTCTTTTTTGGGATAATGTTCTAAACTACACTCCTGCTCAAATTTACAAGGATGACGGGTTTCACACAATTAGTACTAATCCGTGCAGTGAAATCACCCTGTCCGCTTACGATAGCTGCCGCCTTCTTCTTTTGAATACGACTTCTTTTGTTAACAGCGCATTTTCTAAGAATGCAGAATTTGACTACGATCTTTTTCGAGAAATTGCCGGAAAAGCTCAAAGGCTTATGGATGACTTGATCGATCTTGAGATCGAATGTGTCGACAAGATAATCAGTAAGATTAAATCAGATCCTGAAGGCAGTGAAGTTAAAAGAAACGAACTTCTTCTTTGGAATAAAATTAAAGAGGTTGCTCAAGCTGGTCGCAGAACAGGCTTAGGGGTGACAGGAATCGGAGACACTTTGGCTATGCTTGGTGAAAAGTATGGTTCTAAGAAGTCTATTGATTTGACTGAAAACATTTACAGGACTTTGGCTGTTGGGTCTTATGAGTCTTCTTGTCACATGGCTACTGAGCGCGGTGCTTTCCCAGTTTATGATTTTGACAAGGAAGAAGGGCACCCGTTTATGGAAAGGCTTTTTGAAGCTGCCCCAGAGCTTCGAGAATTGCACAGAGATCACGGTAGAAGAAATATTGCATTAACTACAACTGCTCCTTGCGGCAGCGTTTCTGTGCTAACACAGACAACTTCGGGTATCGAACCTGCATTTATGCTTAAATACACCCGAAGAAAAAAGATTAATCCAAATGATGCCACAGCTCAAGTCGATTTTGTTGATGACCTCGGGGATAAGTGGCAAGAGTTTGATGTATATCATCATGCTTTTAAGCAGTGGATGGATACGACAGGCTTAACTGAAATTGAAGACAGCCCTTATGCAGAAGCAACTGCAAACGAGATCGATTGGGAGTCTGCAGTAGATTTACAGGCAGCAGCACAGCGCTGGGTGTGTCACGCAATTAGCAAGACCATCAATTTACCTAATAAAGTATCAGTCGACGACGTCAAGAAAGTTTACTGGAGAGGCTGGAAACAGGGCTTAAAAGGAGTCACAGTGTATCGAGACGGATCTCGATCTGGCGTCCTTGTTTCTAGCGAAACCACATCGAAAGATGATGATTCTTTCTCTGAAACTCCAGCACCAAAGCGACCTGATCTTCTAGATTGTGATATCCATCAAACTTCCGTAAAAGGAGAGAAGTGGACAATTCTTGTCGGCCTAATGGACGGAAAGCCTTATGAAGTTTTCGGCGGGTTAGCTAATAAGATTGAGATCCCTAGATACTACAAAGATGGAACACTAACAAAAAGAGTTAGAAAAACAAAGAACTCTAAGTACGATCTAAGATTTGGGCACGCGACAGATGAGTTTTGCATCAAGGACGTTGTGGAAGTATTTGATAATCCAACACACTCAGCTTTTACTAGGACAATTTCTCTCGCGCTTCGACATGGCGCCCCAGTTTCTTTTATGGTTGAGCAGCTTCAAAAGGATAAAGACACTGACTTCTCATCTTTCTCTCGAGTCATTGCAAGAGTGCTCAAAATTTACATTCCTGATGGTACAAAAGCAAGCAGCGGTGCATTAGAAAATTGCTGTGACGATCCAAACATAGTATACCAAGAAGGTTGTGCCACTTGTTTATCGTGCGGATATGGAAAGTGCGGATAGTTATATCCAAGGAGAAGGTCATTATGAGAAAAACCATACACATCGACGACAAGATCAGCGAAGTTAAACTAAGATACAACCCAATTATTGTCACTGTTAATAAGTTTGATGAAGATGCTGCCAGAAAATTTAGGGATGAAATTAATGCTGCTCATAATACTGGACAACCTGTAATTCCTGTTGTTATTGCATCATACGGCGGTGCAGTATACTCACTCTTAAACATGATTGACACGATTGAAAGTGCATCTCTACCTATTATGACAATCGCGGAAGGAAAAGCAATGTCTTGCGGCGCAGTTCTTCTCTCTTGCGGAACTAAAGGCTATAGATATGCTGCTCCTAATTCAACAATTATGATTCACGACGTTAGCTCCATGAGCAGCCGACAAAAAGTGGAAGAGTTAAAAGCAGACGTTAATGAGTCTGACCGGCTAAATAACAAGATTATGCGCCTCATGTCATCCAATTGCGGCAAAAGACCAGACTACTTTCTTAAAGAGATTCACAAGCGCGGAAGAGCAGATTGGTTTCTCGAAGCCGATGAGTGCCTAGAGATCGGTTTGGTTGACCATGTCGGCATGCCGGAAATGAAAATATCAGTTGATGTAGGTGTCGAAATAGAATAGTTAATAGATGTGCCTTTAGTGGAGAGCATCTATGTCAAAGTCTGTGTTTCGTCAGGTCCCAAAAACTGGTGTCATTTTTACAACAGCCTCAGCTATGAAATTAGGTTTTTATCGAGGGCATCCAGATTGGTGTAATTTCGGTCAAGGCCAGCCTGAAACTGGGTATCTCGATGGCGGCCTAGAGCGTATTAGCCACATTGATATCGATGAAGGTGATCATGAGTACGCACCAGTCGGTGGGCTTCTTGAACTCCGCGAAGCGATTGCGAACATGTACAATGTTCTTTATCGAAAAAATAAGAAATCTAAATACACAGCAGAAAATGTCTCCATTGCAGGCGGAGGTAGAACTGTTTTAACTCGAGTGGTTGCTGCCCTTGACGCTATTAACTTGGGTCATTTCTTACCTGATTACACAGCCTATGAAGAGCTTTTGTCAACATTTAAGGGTTTTAATACTATTCCAATCATGCTTGATCCTGATAACGGATACACTTTTTCTCACCAGGATTTAAGAAAAGAGATCCAGGGGAGAGGTTTAGGTGCAGTGCTTGTTTCAAATCCTTGTAATCCTACAGGCAAGACAATATCGGGAAGACACCTCAGAGAGTGGATTAAAGCAGGAAGAGAGACAGGATGTTCTCTGATCATGGATGAGTTTTATAGCTCTTACGTTTGGGAAGGTGTCCCGTCAGGAGAGACATTAAGCTGTAGCAAATACATCAACGACGTTAACGAAGACAACGTGTTAATAGTTAACGGTCTCGGAAAAAACCAAAGATATCCAGGATGGAGAATTGGTTGGGTCGTTGGCCCTAAAGATGTTATTAAGTCCATCAATAGCGCTGGCAGTTTCTTGGACGGCGGAGCCCCTCGCCCAATTCAAAGAGCAGCAGTATCTCTCGTAACACCTGAAGCTGTGACACAAGAGACACAGTCCATCCAGAAAGAGTTTAGGCAGAAACGACAAGCCATGATGGACGGCCTCAGAAAAATAGGCGTAACATTTGACTGTGAGCCTGGCGGATCATTCTACTTGTGGGGAAATGTGTCAGCGCTACCTGAGGGCTTAAATACTGGTATGGATTTCTTTCACGCTTGCTTAGAAAAGAAGGTGATTGCTGTCCCAGGAGAGTTTTTTGATGTCAACCCAGGCAAAAGAATGAAGAATGCTGGGTCAAGATTTAAAAATTATTTAAGATTTTCGTACGGCCCTGACATTGATACGATTAACAAAGGCCTAACCCGCCTCGAAGAGATGGTTCAACAAAGGCTCTGACTTAAAATATAGAGCTCCATACGTAGTTTACAGCGCACTCATCTTCGAGTGACAAAACAAACACAACAGGAGCTTTTAAATGAATCCAACAAATCTAGTCGCAGGCGTCAATCGCGTCGTATTAAACTTAGCTGCTCCAGCAGCCCCCACTGACGGTGTAGCAGATGACGCTAACATTGCCGGTATGTTCATTTACTCCCGGGTGCCAATTCGCATCTGGCAGATGAATAACGCCAACGCCTGGTCTGAACTAGACACCCTCACAGGTGGCGCAGGGTCTAGAATCGTCACAGTCTACTTTGACTCAACTGATGTCACCAGAATCTTCCTGCAGTCAACTGGACAAGACAATGTCACAGTCCGCGTGGTTCGCAGAGAGCAAGAAGGATCAAACGTTCAGCAAGAAGGCGCCAATCGAAGAGTTCACGTTGCTGCAACATTTAGAAGTTTATCTGACACGCCTAACGCCTATACAGGCCAGGCCGGAAAATATCCACGCGTTAACGACGGCGAGACCGGCATTGAATTTGTTGAGTCTTCCGGTGAAGGCGCACAGGGTCCAGCAGGCCCACAAGGTCCAGCAGGCCCACAAGGTCCAGAAGGTCCACAAGGCCCGGCAGGTGCAGATGGCGCAGCAGGAACTTTAAGTGCGCAGCATGTTCATGAAGGAAGCTTAACAATTGACACTCCGGGAGACACAGCCACGTGGTCGATTAAGCCTACAAGATTTTGGGGTAGAGACCAAGATCCTGATAATCGTGAAGTTCCATATCTCAATCCACTTGGTGCGGGTCTAACGCCTAATATTACAAATAATTTACCTTCTGAGACACTAATTTCAGATTTTCACGTCGGCGGCACGCATACTTTCGGTTCCGCACATTTTCACGCAACTTATACGACCCCTTATGCAGGCTGGGCACCGATTCACGGCAAGAATAGAGACCCACGCTATACTAGCCGAAACAATTCAATGACTCACAACTATAGCAACTGGGTCAACTGGACAGCAAACGGCGACAGTGAAAACGGCATAGGTTTTTATTCAAATCCTCGCTTCTATACCTACGGACCTGTTGGAGGAGGTCCTTCTGGTGCTAAGTTAAATGTGACAGGTACAATTTCCATGACTTCGGAGTCAAACATCTTCATTGGAGATCCAGCCGGTACTAACATGGACCAGTATCCAGAGACTTGGGGTGCAGGAGACGCAGATGCCCTTTTCATCTCTCGACATAACTATGTAAACAATAGCAATGACACATATTATCAGTTCGGTGACAGACGCTCTCTCGTGAATTTTGCTAGTTCTTCACACATTGATTTTAAAAATGCCACCATGAAAATAGACGCTTGGGCCCCCTATCATACTCCAGATCATGATAAGCCTATTCTTCAAATTGACAAATACAGACAAGACGAATACGGGTATTGGTATTATACCGAATCCGGTCATATGGAGAAGCAGCGATTTAACCTCATTGATCCTTGGGGCCGCATCAGTCTTCCCCTCGGAACCAAAATATACAATCAAAAAGTAGCCCAGGGTGCGGAGACTACGTTTAACAGAGTTAGTATTGAAACTGATGAATACGGTTATTTCCATTGTAATCCGAAAGCTGACTTTTTTGGAAGTACTAAATTCTGGGCAGGCGTTGGGACAACTAATACTGCTGAATTCAATGCAGATGTAGAGTTTAAGGGAGATGTAGACTTTTCAGAAGCTAATTCAGTAACCGGGCTGCCCGCGTCTGCATTACCATCAGAATTTCCTAATCACGTGCACTTTGCTACCAAGATCGATGTTGAGCGTCTTCACCTTAATAAGGGGAATAATAGCGTACAACCTTCTGGGATGAGTTCGCCTATGATGATTCGCCAAGACGGAGTTAACTTTGGGCACGGCATAACGATTGAGGCTCCTTACGCAGGCACATACACTCAAGGGTGGGGTGTGCGCGTTGACAGCACTAAAGAATTAGTTTTCCAGGCATTCCAGCTTGAACATGATGGTAATCTTAAAGATAACACATGGAACAATCCAGGCTTTGGACGAGGCTATTTATCTGACGCTACGGATGTGGGCCAGATCACATTTACAGGACAACATAGATCTCTTCCATCTGAAGGAACAGTTGCAGATTTTGAAAACAAAGTCGGGATGATCGTTGTTTCTACAGGCAAGTATGCCTCAATGACAGAAGAAGATATCACTATAAATGACGCAATGCCAAAGGTAGAACTTTCTTCTAAAGCAAATGATAAAAGAGCTTTCGGTGTTGTCTCTAATGTTGAAGATGCTGATAGTAATGAGAGAAGATTTCAACTTGGTCTCTGGGGTTCGTCAATGGAAAAACCTGAAGGCGACGATCGCGTCATCATTAACTCTGTAGGTGAAGGTGCAATGTGGGTAACAGATATCAACGGCAACCTTGAGAACGGTGACTACATCACAACCTCAGACCTCGCAGGGTACGGTATGAAGCAAGACGACGATCTACTTCACAACTACACAGTTGCTAAGATCACGATGGACTGCGACTTCGATCTCAACTCCACTGAGTATCGTTGCGAACAGATCGGTCCTTACAAGCGTGCTTTCGTTGGAGTTACATACCACTGCGGATAAAGTTTATAAACATTTTGGCTCGGAGTCAATACAATTAGTCATAAATGCCAAGGAGGTATACATGGCTAAGAAAGTTTATAAGTTGCATGATGAAGTGATCGGTGAAGTTGCTCGCTCTTTACAGCGCGCTCTGCTAACCGGAACTGATATCGTAGATCATCTACGTCAGATCGAACTCAATGTTCAGCGAGGAGATAGTTCCGTGACGCTGTCTGAGGAATTCGTTCGACGCCAGACTGAGAACGATCAGCGCATGGTCGATGAAGCTGAGGCGCTAAATCTCGAGACTGAGTAAGATGTCAGAAACATCTTCTGATAGATTAGATGCCATTTTCTTTCTCCAGGAAAGATTTATGGAGCAGCTGTCGCAGAACAAAGAGCCTCTTCCTGAGTGGCCTGTGGACCCTTCTGATAAGAAGGCACAGCAGTTTATTCGTGATATCATTCATAGAGGAACTGAAGAGGCATTTGAAGCGCTACTCCATCTTAAAAATTGGAAGCCTCATAAGCACACTGAAAACAAAGAATTTAATCGAGATGCGTTTCTCGAGGAGATGATTGACGACTTCACGTACAAGCTTGAAGCGTTAATTTTAATGGGATATGAGCCAAAAGAATTTTTTAACGCATTTTGCGAAAAGAATAGAAGAAATCTGGACAGGGTCAGAGGAGAGTACTGACCTACTTGAGTATTTGTTCAAGGCGCAAAATGATTTTTCTTCAAAGTTTATCGATCAAGAAAATTTGTCACTTGAAGAAAAAGAGCGACTTACTCAAGAGTTTGCTCTGGCGCTACACAATGAAGTTTCATCTCTTGTAAGAGAAATTAATTTTAAGCACCACGCAAGTGAAAGAAAAGACATTGTAAAAAACTCCATTCTGTTTGAAGGAATTGATTGCTTTCGATATCTTTTAGCGATTATGAATTTGTGGGGTTTTACGCCTAAAGAGTTCCTCGAAGCGTTTGATGACAAATCTGCTTATCTGGATATTAAATACAACAATGAGCAAGAGTGGGCAGGACAACCTGTTATCCTGGTCGATGTCGATGATGTTGTCGCAAACTTCAGAGAAGGATATGCTGAATACTTAAATTCTTTGGATGGAGTCAGTGTTGATGTAAGCTCCAGTGAGTACTATTTCACAGAAGGAATCCCTAGAGAAAAGTACAATCCTGAGCTAATCTTTCAAGACTTCATCGAAGCCAGAATGCTAAGAACGCTATCATCAGATCAAAGCATGGTAGATGCTGTTAATAAACTATACGAACAAGGTCACTGGATTCATGTTCTAACTGCTAGGCCTGACTGGAATCAAACTTGCAAGTACGACACTTACACGTGGCTTGCAAACTCAGGAATGAAATTTCATAGAGTGTCATTCTCACCTGAGAAAATGATTTGGGCTGCAAAGTCAAAATACTACGATGAGGATGCAATACTTTGCGCAATAGATGATTCTCCGAAACACTCCAGAGAGTATGCAAAGCACGGGGTTAAGGTAATCTCTCCAAGCAAAACATACAACACAGAGCTTCAAAATGTTGACAATGTCTTTGTTGTGAATGACGGCAAAGAGGTGGACCAAGTATTTTTT